TGCAGCCTCGGGCGCCGAGCAGTCCTCGATCTGGTTCGTCACATGGTCGACCGACGGCTGCTACCTGATCTACCCGAAGGGATCGAGCGCGGGTCTGACTCGCACCGACATGGGCAAGCAGCTCGTGACGGACGGCACCAACGATTTCCTCGCGTGGGTCACCGACTTCGAGTGGCAGATCGGCCTCGCGGTCCAGGACTGGAGGAACATCGTCCGCGTCTGCAACATCGACTCCTCGACGATGGCCACCGACGAGACGTGGATCGAGATCGCGATGATCGAAGGCTACAACCGCATCCACGACCTGAACGCCGGCAGGACGATCTGCTACATGAGTCGTCAGGTCAAGACCTGGCTCGAGCGGCAGGTCGCCGTGAAGGGCACCATGAACTACACGCCCACCGATTGGCACGGCAAGACGATCCAGTCGTTCCGCGGCATCCCCATCGTCACCTGTGACGCCCTCACGGTCACAGAGGCGGTCGTTGCCTGACCATGAGTCAGCGATAGAAGGAGAAACAGACATGCTATTCGACAAGCAACTACTGTGGAGCGACGAGCAGGACATCTCGCAGACTCAGGCGACCTACGCGTCCACCAACGTGCTGGACCTCGAGAAGGCCAGCCCTCGTCAGATCGGCCCGGGCAACGAACTGTACGTCTTCTGGCAGATCATCGCGGCGGTCACCGGCACCAGCTCGACGTTGCAGGTGAGGCTGGTCAACTCTGCGGCCGCAGGCCTCGGCTCGCCGACCGTGCTTCTGGACAGCGGAGCGATCCCGGAGGCCACCTTGATCGCCGGCTACGGCATTACGTGGGTCGTTCCGACCGACGTGCTGCTGCTCAGGTACGTCGGGCTGGACTACACCATCGGCACCGCGACAACGGACGGCGGAACGATCACCGCGGGCATCGTCGCGAGCACCGACACCAAGGTGAAGGGCGTGTGGACCGGAGTCTCCGCGGCCATCGGTAACTGGGCGTAGGAGGTGACACCACTCATGCCTGACAAACAGCCAACCTCACAACCAAGCAAGCAGGCAGCCCCTGAGCCGAAGATGATCACCTACGTGATCCGGCGGCCGTACAGCGATGAGAACGCCTACTACCACGAGGAGGGTTCACTCATCACGAGGCCGGCGGGGGCCAAGGTCCCGAGGGACTGGGTCGACGTGGCAGTCCTGGCGTCTCAGCCCGCAGCCGCGGACACCGACGAGGTGAAGCAGCTCAAGGCGGTGACGAAGCACTCGAAGAGGGTCAAGAGAATCATCTCCTGACCACACTCTGACAACAGCGGGGCGGGGGCCACCACTCCCGCCCCACATCAGGGGGCGCCATGGCCAGTCAAGTCTCGATCGCGAACCGAGCGCTGATGCACATTGGTCACAAGCGCTTCGTGTCGGCGCTCACCGACCAGACGCTCGAGGCCGAGGTCATCCTCCAACTGTGGGAGGACTGCCTGCGCTCCGCGCTGCAGGAGATCGACTGGGGCTTTGCTCGCGAGCGGGTGACGCTCGAGATCGGCACGCCCACCCCACCGGCTGAATGGATCTATGCGTACCTGCGCCCGCCCGACGAGGAGATCGTCGCGCTGCGCCGTATCGCCGACGGGCTGAAGGTCCGCCGTGCCGACGACCGCCCAACATTCACCGTCGAGCAGTTTGCCGGCACGCGGTACATCTACTCGGACACCGAGGACGCGGAGATGCTCTGCACTCGGTACGAGACCAAGACGGCCCTGTTCACGCCGCTGTTCGCGCAGTTCCTCGCCGGCGAGATTGCGATCAACGCTGCGATGCCGCTGACCGGCTCGACGCAGCAACTCGGCGCTGCGTTGCAGATCCGCGACTATTACAGGCAACGGGCCGTCGCACTCGAGTTCGAGAGCGAGGAGATAGGCCCCGCGCCAGAGAGCGAGTTCCTGGCGGCGAGGACATAGCCGATGCCTGACATTCGGCAGTCATCGTTCGCCGGCGGCGAGGTCAGTCCCGATCTGTACGGTCGTCGAGACCTCGAGCGCCTGAAGACCTCCGCGAAGTTGGTGCGCAACTGGGTCATCGCCCCTACGGGCGCCCTGGTCAAGCGCAACGGGACGCGCTTCGTCCGCGAGGGAAAGACCAGCACCGATCGCGTGCGCCTGGTGCCGTTCATCTTCTCGTCGTCGCAGTCGTACATCCTCGAGTTCGGCGATAAGTACGTCAGGTTCCACTCGCAGGAGGCGACGGTACTCGATTCGGTCACCGCGGCCCCCTACGAAAAAGTAGCGCCGTGGCTCACGGCTGACCTCCCCGACCTGAAGTACGCGCAACTGAACGACGTGCTCACGGTCACTCATCCTGACTATTACCCATACCAGATCAAGCGCTATGCGGACGACGATTGGCGCGTCACGGTGTTTTCTGTCGACCGCCCGGTGGAGCCACCGACAGGAGTCACCGATGACAACCAATGGGACGCCCCGGTCAACCCGCTCTACCCGGCGCAGGACTGGGACTGGGTCGTGTGTTCCGTAGACGCCAACGGCAACAGTTCGCTTCCATCCGCCGTGTACAGCAAAGAAGGCGCGGTGCTCTACACCGGGAAGACCAAGCCGATCATCTCGTGGACCTCGCCGACCAGCGGAAACGCCCCTGTCGAATACGACGTTTACAGGGGCACCAACCTGACGTATGGCTACATCGGCACGTCGAAGGATCTCGTGAACCTCGCGTTCATCGACACGGCGTTGACACCGGACTACTCCGACCCTCCGCCTACGGCCACAGATCCCTTCATCAAGGTGGGGACGAGGGCGGCAGGCGCAACCCCGCAACAGATCATCTTTATCGCCAACGCCGCCCTGAAGATCACGACCCCCGAGTCATACAACAATCGGTACACGTTCGGCTACCGAATCAACGTGCCGGAGCTTTCAGGCCTGATAATCGCGATCAAGTCGAGGCCCGCCGGTGGCGGCGCGTGGACGACGCACGACACGATCACGTATACCCGCTTTTTTGGAGACCCGTCGGGCGTCCATACCTACGTCGCCACGCATGACGGACTAGGCCTGAATGCAGAGTTCGAGATCGAACTGATCTCCTCGACGCTTGGCGCCTCGGTGACAGGCATCGATGTGACCTGGCTCGGAGAGCCGGCCTCCACAGACGACGTGCCGTCATACCCGTCCTGCGTATGTTTCTACGAGCAGCGATTGGTGTTCGGTGGTTTCAGCGAGGACCCGTCGACGATCAAGACCACCCGCTCGGGGGACTACAACAACTTCGACATCACGCGACCGGGACGGGACGATGACGCCATAGAACTGACGTTGGCCTCTCAACAACTCGACGAGATCCGGTCGCTGGTCCCGCTCGATGCTCTTATTGCCATGACCGCCGGGGCTGAGTGGGTGATACGTGGAGCGCAGGGGTCTCCTCTATCGCCGACGAGCTTCGATCTGAAACCGCGGCTTCGCTACCCGGCATCTACCAAGCAACCGGCGGTCATCGGCAGTTCGATCGTCTTTCTACAGGAGGGGAACAGGCGAGTGCGCTCCGCCAACTACGTCGAGAGTCAGGGGATGGACTCGACCGAACTGTCGGTGATGGCCCGCCATCTCATGCAGGACGACTCGATCGAGGAGTGGGACTACGCCGAGATGCCCGACAACGTCCTGTGGTGCGTGCGCTCTGACGGCGTCCTGCTGGGCTTGACCTACATGGCAGAGCATCAGGTCTGGGGCTGGCATCAGCACGTCACCGACGGTGTCGTCGAGTCGGTCTGCGTCGTCCCCGAGGGCGGCCACAGTGCGGTCTATCTCTCGGTCAAGCGCACGATCGGTGGCGTCGAGAAGCGCTACATCGAGAGGATGGCCGAGCGCGAGCCTCCGGCAGACAAAGCGAAGGACACGTACCTGGATTCCGCGCTGCGGTACGACGGCAGGGACTCGCACTGGGCGTCGTCCATGACGTTGTCCGGTGGCTCGACGTGGGCGCTCGACGAGGAGGGCCTCACACTCGCGTGGGCAGGCCTGGGAGGCCAGAGGTCGTTCGTCTCAGGTGACGTGGGGAGCCGGATCAGGTTGTGGGCCGGAAGCTTGGACGACGGTGGCGATTCGGTCGTCGTCGAGATCACTGGGTACACGTCGGCCGTCGAGGTCACGGCCAGGCTCATAGAGGCCTGCCCGGTATCGCTGCAAGGCGTGGCGGTGACCGAGTGGGCGTGGCGTCTGAAGACATTCACCGGCCTCGACCACCTCGAGGGCAAGACCGTGCGCGCGCTGGCCGACTCCTCGGCGACGGCTGAGAAGGTCGTCACGGGCGGCGAGGTGACCCTCGACGAGTTCGCGGAGATCGCGGTGATCGGACTGAACTACAACAGCGACCTCGAATCCCTGCCGGTAGAACTCGACGACGCCCGTGGGCTGACGACCAAACTCAAG